ATTATAGTAGATTGAAACAAGATGTGAACAAATCGATTAGGAAAGTCAAATTAATCTCTAGAAATGTTTTAGTAATAGTGGTGTACTATTCCGAATTCAACCTACTATAGTAGCAAAAATTGAAGTAAATATCTCCACCAGAAAACGCATACTATTAAGGCTTTTCAAGACCTAATAATATGCGCTTTTCTGCTTTGAAAGACATTCCATTATTATTTTACTGTTATCAAGCCTTCAGGCTCGACTGTAAATTCTGGTTTTTCTGCTATCGTACCATCTTCTTTAAGGTAATACCAGCCATCATTTGATTTGACAAAGGCATTGGAAACCATATCCCCATTTTGACTATCAAGATAGTACCAAGTCTCCTTGTATTTGATCCAGCCTGTTTTCATAGCACCTTCTCCATCGAAATAGTACCACTTCTCAGCGATTTTCTTCCAGCCTGTCGCCATTTCACCTGACTGGTCAAACCAGTACCAGTTGCCGTCTGTGTGCTTCTTCCAGCGGTCTGCAAGCATATAGCCTGAACCGTCAAAGTAATACCAGGTACCATTGACTTTCTCAAACTTATCTTTTGGATAAGAACCATCTGAGTGTACATACCAGGTACCAGTATCGTTCTGTTGCCATCCTGCTTCAATCGTCAAGCCGTTTTCAATATCCTGCTTAAACTGCTCACGGCTAATACCCCATTTGGCAAGATAAGGATAGGGGTCAATGTGATCTGAGTTGTTGTCAGGTTGGTTATTGGTGCAATATTCGTGTGTCTTGATACCTGCCAAGTCGTCTGTATCAAGTGTTTTCGGTATCCCAGCTTCATCCGCTAGATTGCGCAAGAGTTCGATATAGAGACGATAGTCAATCAGAAACTCTTCTTTCGATTCATGGCTTTCAATCAGTTCAACTTGTGCATAACCTTCTGCATTCCAACCGCCCCCAACGTCCCAGGCACCATTATCAACAGGTCCTACCTGCATAACACGACCATTACCGACTACGTGAGAAAAGAAGCCCAATTCAGGATCTTTTCTGTAATGGTAGTCAGCCTCATTTTGAACCGTTGAGTTACGGTTGCCTGTGGAATGAGCATGGACTTGTCGATAAGGCTGCACCCCAACCTGGGGCAAGCCTGTACGTAGTCTGCTTGTATCGATATCCATTACTCTTGTCCTTTCCAAGCGTCATTCATCTGCTTCACGGCTGACTCGATGAATGTATCAAGGTCTCGGTCAGTCATGCTGATGTTGTATTTTGTAAGCTCAGCTCGGACTTTATCACGAGCTTGCTCTAGCTTTTCATCACCTTTAAATCCAGTCTCTTGAGCTACCTGCTCTACTGCATGTACTGCATTTTTAGCTAGGATTTCAGCGATTTTTACAGCTTTCTCTCCGCCTTTTTGCAAAAGATACTCTTTCACTGCTTTTACGATACCACCTATTGCTACTGCTAAAAAGCCTGTAGCAAAAGCGATAATCAACTCATTAAATTGTGACATTGTTAAATTTCCTTTCTTTTATGGTAATTGCGTAGGCCAAGGCTCATCTGTCAAGTATGAGATAGCACTTACACGGATATCTCCGATGTCTCGGTCGGTCGGAATGTTTTCGTTAAATGTGAATTGAATGAAATTAGAGTCAGATTTACCTCCTAAATACCATATTCCATAAGGTCTACCATTATCGGTATAAGTTGGCCCTATAAGTGAAGTTTCACTTCTAAAGCCCTCTGGAATACCGTTAGGAACAACAACTCTAGCCCCTTTATCGCCGCTACTAGTGTGTCTTACAAATCCAGGTCCATTTCGTCTGCCTATTCCAAACCAACCCCATTGAAGACCTCCGAATTGATAAGTAACAAGATTGTTTACTCTTCGTATCTTAATGAACGATGTTTTACCATTTACTACCAATTTAGAAACTGAATTTAGGGTCCTCCAACCTGTATCACCAATCAAGACACGCCAGCCTGTGTTGCCATTTCCGCTCTCTTTAATCCACTTCAGAGCGCCATTCGTCACGTTGACATCCACATAGGTTGTTCCGATTTCGGCCGTTATACGACCTTCTGGCGAGCCTGTACCACGGATTTCATGTCCTACGTTCTCTGGTAGTGGTAGAGTGACATTATTACCCCCAGCGATGCCGAGGGTGTTGCCTGTCAAGGTCAGCTGAGGTTTTGGAATTTCTGATTTTTTAGCATAGTCAGCAAGCGACTGATGTTCTGTTAGATAATGCTTACTATCTAGCTCATTGCGTGTAACCGCGTCACGTTTTAGCTGGTCAAAATCAATCTTATCTAGTTTATTGATTACCTCTGCTTTAGTCGCTAGATGAGAAATATTCTGATGAGTAGTGAGATAGTGCTTACTCTCCAGCTCGTCATGTGTGACAATCTGAGAGTAGTCAATCTCAGCCACTTCGTGCATTTCTTCTTTGGTTGCGTAACGTGTCTTGATATCCTTGATATCCTTACCGATTTCCGTTGCTAGATTTTCAAGGTTATTCATGGCTATCACGCTTTCGCTGCGTTATAAGTTGCTACTAAATCAAGATTGGCAATCTGGTCTACACGTCCGCTGACTTCGGTTACTTTGCCGAGAAGAGCGCCGTTTTCGTCCTGTCCCATGTTAGTAATCTTATCCGCAATTTCTTTCAGCGTATCAAGATTTTCAGGCGTTCCTTCACCCAAGATTTCAGCCTTAACTTCCGTTTTAGCTTGAGTGACTGCCTGAGAGATAGCTTGCGTCATTGCTGAAGTGCTAACCTTGGTTTTTAATTCTTCGTTAACTCGTTTGTTATCTTCTCCCAATGTGCGGGCAAATTCTGTTAATTTTGTAGTTTCCATTTTTTTCTATACCTTTCCTAAGTTGTAAAAGAAGAGTAGGTCTGGAAATTCCGGACATACTCCACCATCTGTTACTGTTTTTTCTGCAAGTTGTTTCTCAACTTCCTTTGCAATATCCAGCTCTTTGAGAGCATGGACTTCCTCTGTGACCAATTCTTTATCTGAAGCCACTATCTTGATGTGGGTTTCTTTGTCACTTGGGAAAATATACCCACCAGCGCTAATCTCTAAGCGGTATTTCCCAATTGGCAAGATAGCGTCCAGATTAAAATTCACGCTTGAGTTCGTAACAGTTACCTTCTTCTTCCATTGGTACTTGCCCATGGTAAGACTAACGACCGTCACCTCCCCCTCCAGAGAGGGAACAGCTCGATAATCTTCGTCTAAGAGGACAAATCCAAAGGTAGAAGCCACATCACCCTGTTTGATGAGGTAACCGCCGTCAACTTGAGCAAGATTAGTCGTATTGAGATTACAGACCATTCTGCGCCCCTTTCTCATCTTCAACTAAGATGTCGTCTCTAATCTGCAACGCTTCAAAATTGTTGTACAAGTGGTCTATGTAGCCATTGCCACCAAGAGCCTTATAGCTATTGTGCATGTTCTCCACTACATAGAACTCATCCTTGGTTGTAAAACCACGGCGGATAGCCCTACGAATATCACGATCAAGGCGCATCCTCATTGTTACAAGGTGCGCATCGTCGTGTAGTTTTAGCTTTGCCTGTACTTCGTCAATTTTGGCGTTGTTCTCGTCAGCAGTAATCTGGACATCTTTGATTTGACCCTTAACATCTTCAATTTGTTTGTTTACATCTTCGATTTGTTTGTTTACATCTTCGATTTGTTTGTTTACATCTTCGATTTGTTTCTTGGCATCGCTGACCTCGGAGATGATTTGGTCTGTCTGTTCCTTTGTCTTTTTGGGCATTTTGTAACTAAACCAAGCTACGATGATTGGCGTTGCAACTGGTAAAACATTCATGAAGAAATGCTCAACGTGTTGTAAGACGTCCATAGGCACCTCCATTATTGGTTAGGCGCAACTGTTGTAGCAGAAGGTTCTGTTACTGTTGGAGTCACGGTAGCTGTCGTAGAAACTGCAGCTGCTGGTGCAACATTCGTAGGCTCATTTTGTTCTTTAGGCTCGTACTTCCATGCTGCGCCATATCCATTACGTTCAAGACGTCCATTACGAATAAAATCGCTTGCAGGCTCTCCATTATAAGTAAATTCACGGTTAAGTTGTACCAGAACCCTCTTACCTTCACCATCTACCTCAACATGTGCTGGGTCTTCAATGGTAATCAAGTCACCTGGCATATAGTGTTTACCTACTTCAGCTGATTGAATTAAATCAACTAAAACTTTATAAGTTGTTCCGTACTGAAGTAATTTTTCGGTTATCAAGGTTAAAACTAATGCGTAGCTAACCTTACCGTAGTGGTCACTTTCAATCTTGTTCTGTTGAATTACTTGGTCTGTAGCAGTTTGCTTAACTTCGGCTTGTGCCAATTTCTGCTCAGCCTGCTCGAGCTGCGCTTGTGCTTTAACGATTGCTGAACCTGGATCTAGTTCAGCTTTTAGGATATCGAGCACCGCTTGAATCAAGACATCTTCTGATTCATTTGTCCGATCTCCTGCGAGCTCACGCATGTTCGTACTGTAACGATTGCCTTCTGATAAATGAATTTCAACTACTGTCTTGATATTATCTCCAAATCCTCGAGTATAAGGTTTGCTTGCTAGTTCATAATTATTAATTTCCATTTGTCATATTTCCTTTCACTTCTTCAAATAACTCTTTTAGAGCTTGGTCATATTCTAGAACCTCTTTCATCGTGTGCAATTCGCTTGCTACATACAAATAAAGAGCCTCATTCTTAGCTAATTCTTGCTCACTGACTGCTAGTTTTTTAGTCAGTGAATCAAGTGTTAACTGATTTACTACTGCGTCCATGTTGTTATTCATGCTATTGTTTTCTCCATTTTTTCTATTTTTTGATTTAACTCTTGAATGGCCTTGATTAAGTAAGGCACCAGTGCAAATGTGCGATATGAGTATACACCGTCAGGATTTTCGAAAAATGCTTCAGGGGCATATTTCTGGACATCCTGAGCCATGATACCGCATGAAATGTCCTCGACTTTACCATCGTACTTTTTGCGGTAACTGTAAGTCTTCAGATTTTCGATAACATCTAGACCAGATACTTGACTATCTTGAATATTTGATTTATAGCGACGGTCTGAGATTTCTTTATTCATAGGAATCCAGTTATAACCTGAACTGTTATAGTAGAGGTAAAGATAGCCATCGTCAGGGTCAATTTTTGAATATTCCTCTGAATATACCCAATTCCCTGCTCTACCTCCATTTTCTCTATTGTCATAGAAAATTTTACCTGTAACTTTCAAATCCCCATGTATAATTGGTGTTTTCCAAAATTCAGCGGTATTCTTACAATGCATTCTCCCGTTATTTTTAACGAACCATGCATAGTATCCAGGTTCGTTCCAATTATCTCCCCAGTTAACCCAAAGAGCTGTTTGTCCACTACCGCCCTCACCATTTCCCATTCCAACCGAGAAGTGATTGCGTCCAGTTATCCAACGTCCGTAACCTGAATCATGCGTACCTAATTGAAATCCACCAATCCAGCCTTTATAACCCTCTAAAACAGTTGAGCTAGAAATGACGGACTCGATTCTTGTCGCGAAAATGCGTTTAGAAGTCAGTTGATCAATAAAAGCTTCATTTGCAGTGATTTTTCTAATGAGCGCATTATCAACTTTCAACTTCTCAGCCGTTACTGCTTCAGCGTCTAAAATCGTAGTCGTGACGGAACCAGCTTCAAAATTGGCCGTTTTCAGCTTATCAATCATGGCTGACTTGATAACCGCATTATCAATCAAGGTCTCGCCAGTGATGTGGGTCAATTTCCCGTCAAGTCGATTGTGGCCATTAGCACCCAGATTGATTCCAGAGATGATATCTCCAGCAGAGTTGATGTTCTGAACCGCCCACGAACCAGCCAACTGTCTTTGAACGGTTTTCAGACCTTCATTCTTAGACACCTCAACCTGGAACAGCTGATTGGTCATAGCTATGTGAGCAACCTTATTCGAGATATCATTCTCGTTGCTACCGATAATCCGCTCATATAGCTGACTAGTCTCTCTGACTCGCTGGAAGTCTGTCTGATTAGCCTTGCCAGCTATCTGCGATGTGATACTTGAAAATTGGCCGTCTACTGTCTGCTTATACTGAGCAATCTTTGAAGCAATATCATTGCTCGTCTGTGTGCTTATCGCACTAAATCTACGCTCAAGACCTCGCACATCTTCTTGATAAGCCGATTTCCCAACGTAGTCTCTGAATATCTGCTCACGTACAGCCGTCGCTTGTCTCGCGCTCTCCTCACGAGTATAGCGCTGTAGGGCTTCCTGTCGCTGACTGTCCTGACCGACATAGCTTTCAACCGCTGCTAACTTCATAGACAGACCTTCGGCGGTCTTCTCAAATTCAGACTTAGCAGCTATAAGATCCATCTTGCCATCTTCGGGGGCAGGACCCGCATCTATACGAGTAGAACTTCTGGTCAATTCAACCTTGCGAAAGGCTACATGGCCAACCTCGTTATAACCAAGAATAATTCGCCAGAAATCAAAATTTTCAGGCTTGGTCAATGCTGGTATAGTGACTTGATAAGTCTGCCAGCTAGACGTGAGATTGAAATTGCCATGCATAATTTCAGGATAACCGGAAACTGTACGGTTGGCCCTTAATGATAGCCAAACACTTGAAGAGCCAGAGTAGCAAATTCCTTGAAACGAAAGTGTGTAGGTTTCGCCGATTTCTAAATCGAGAAGAGCTGTCGAACTCTTACCTGAAGTTATACTTCCTTCTTTTGAATAGATTTGCATCTGCTTCCAAGTGTTGGTCGTTCCTTTGACGTTGTACTCACCGTTTGAGATAGTCCAATCTTGTGGACTATTATCTCCTTGAGTATAGTACCAAAGTCCCCTTGAAAAATCGTAGTCTTCAGCATAGTTGCGACTACCGACCTTTATTTTTGAAAATTCTTCACGCAATTTCCCTGCTTCAGCCACAACTAAGGTCTTATCTGCTTTATCCTTGGTTGCGTTCAGGATTTCCTGACGGATAGAGCCAGCCTGCACCTCGAATTCAGCCTGATTCAACTTCTGATTTAGCTTGTTCTGCGTGTCTGTCTCAAGCCTCTTCACCGACTGCCTAATATTCTCAGCAGTCACATTGAGTGAGCTGATATCCGCTTTTGTTCTGAGGCCTTCAGTCAGACTTCTCACACCAGCATCTAGTGAATCGGCCCGTTGCTTAAAGGTTGATTCGACGGCTGAGATTTGGCCGTCTGTATCTTCTGGAGCTTCTTTTGGACTTGTTGCTAATGTGCCGTTTTCAAGTTGGGGCGCAAGGACATCTAAGTATTCTCCTGCATCAGCACCTAACAAATAAACATAGCCAATTGATAATTTTCCAGCTTTTTTTCGCTCGCTGGAAAATGTCAAATATGTCCATTTATCATCTTTCAAGATAAAATATGGACTTATACCTGTTGCATCGTCAGGCGCCCAATAGGTTTGTAACCTAACTCTTTGCCCAACTGAACCTTTTACCCAAACAGACATAGTATAGGTCCCTGGCATTATTTCAAATTCGTCCTGAGCAATTCCAATTTGATATCTAGCATCGCTGGAAGTAAGACGTATCGCTTTATCAAAACCAGTTGCTGGACTGTCTGATACATTAATCGTCTTTGTTGTCCCAAGGCCTGATGGCCTAAAGGTTCCTGATGTCCACAATCCGTTAGCCAACGCCATGCGTCTTGTCCCTCTGATATAATTCCGACCCCCGACCTGCACAGTCGCAATCCGACTTTTTAACTCCTCAGCTGTCTGTGTGAGTTCAGACTTGCTTGCCTTACCGTTGGCCAAGTTGGTCAGCTCTGCCAGTCTGCGAGTCGTCGTCTCTTCATACGTCGCTTGCGCTGACTTCACACCAACCAATTCATTCTTGGTCTTGTTAAGTGCTTCAACTTGCTTGGCAATCTCAACTTTAGCCTGTGCTTGCTTCGGTCGAATATCGTTCGTGATAGTCCGTTTCAGAGCGTCCAAGTCACCCGATAGAGCTGTCTGAGTGGTCGTAGTCTGTGACTTAAACGCTTCAAGTCTAGCAATCGAATCCAGCCCAATCTGCTTGGCTTCCTGAGCAAGAGAACTACTTGCGCCAGCGTTTTTCAAGGCTTCCTCAGCCTTACGCTTGGCTTCTTTCAATGGACCATTGTCAAAGCTATTAAAGCGCTGATTGATAGTGTCAGACAGTTCTTGCTTGACTTCTTCTGCCTTGGCCTTGGCAAGTTCGATACTGTCAGTGATAGCTTTCTCACGCTTGGCAAACTCAGCATCAAATGCACGGTCAGCATTGGCGATTTCCTTCTTTAAACGTTCATCAAAAATCTGATGCAGATTTCGGCTTTCATTCAAAACGGCATCATTTACAATCCCACCGATCGCATTCGCAAGACTGGACTGGAACGTTCCAAAACCAATTGATTTTAGATGTTTCGCCATTGGTGAATAGGTATATTTCGTGATTTTCTTACGAACATCAAGCCCGTACCATTCATGGTAGATGCTGACCACATCGAACATCCGAACCGCTACATCGCTCTGGCCGACAACCGAGATTTCAAGGTTATCTTCCAGCATGTCACACATACTTGTCCGAAAATACTGCTTACCGTATTCAATCAAGCTAGCTTGGTCTTTGACGTTCTGGTCATTGACCTCAACAACTGCTTCATAAATTTGGCTATATTTCCCAAGCAAGGGACTATCAATCACCACTACATAATCAACGTCAGGCGCCTTCTCTCCCTCACCTTTAACTGTCGTTTTAAAGGTTATCCGAGTTTTCAGCGATTTCGTTGAGGTCTTATGCTGGTAGCTAGACAGGTTTTTCTTGTACATAAAAAGCGATTCATTTTCAGAACCGCCATTCTTCAACAAGCGTAAGTTATAGCCATTTCGCACCATATCTCCGCCCCACTGACCAAGGATAGAATGCTTGTCTTTGGCCAAGACTTCCATAGCATTCTTATCCTTGATGTTGAGCGTATGCCTATCGTCAATATCAGAGAAAAAAGAAAATGGATTGGTTCTGGTAATACTACCAGCCAATGCGCTTAATACCCTTGTCCCACTGACACGGTCAACATCGATAGAGCTGATGATGTAATTGTTTAACAGACTGATTACCTGATTAGCGTAGACTTGGATATATCCTTGTTGTTTTTCAACCTCAAAAATATAAAAATCCTGCTCACCATGCAGGTCATCTGCAGTCAGAAAAGTTTCCTCTTTCAGCAATTCCCACTTGGGATCCGATGTAGGAAAACGAAAGGTCAGTTGATAGGTATTATTCCGCTCTTGGACAATTTCGTCATTGTAGGCCTCGTTTAAAGGCGTATTGCCTTCAGTAAGATAAATCATAAGATATACCTCCAATTTGGCCTAACCGTGACCTTACGAACCGCACCAGTAAAGACCAGACCGTTATTACCAACAGCCAACTCAAAGAATCCTCCACGTTTTCGTAGAGTATTTTGAACCGCACCATCTGCGTTGTAGATATTCTGTTTCTTATGTCTACAATCAATAGTCACTTTTCGTCTAATGGTCAAGTGCATGGTTGTCCGTCCGATAGTCAAAGAAATATCTCCATCCCCTTCAATCTCAATCACAGGCTCGCTATATACAGAGCCTGGATTGTTGACATTGCCACTTGCGGTAAAGACCAAAGGAGCGACACTTTTTTGATAGCGGAATGGTTGCATACTCAGCTTGACTTCTAATTTCCAGCCGTGCATACCTTGAGGTTTGTATTTTGCGCTTACAAAATCAGCATAAAATAAAGAGCCTAGCTGATAGCTAAATTCTAGCGTATTATCATTTGGTTGGAATCTCTCAACGATTTTAGACGGGTCTACCGTCCTTGGAAGGTAAAAGGCAAACGTTCGTTCATAACTCTCATAAGCACCGTCCAAGACACGGTAATTCCCGTTGACCCCAAAAAGGGTAGCTGTTTCCGAGACCTTAGGTTTAGCAGCCTCTACCTCGCCAAAGTCGGTTACAACACATTTAGGAATGGTTGAAGTATTGAAACCATTGATAATCATGTATTCCATTAAATTCCCTCCCTAGCGTAAATCGCACCTTGGCGTTGGTAGACGCTCATTGAAATTTTATCAGCGTCCAGGTAAGTATCTGACGGCTTTTCAAGGATAGCAGTAAGAATCTTCTCCATACTTGCTCTCAGAAGCGCTATCTCAGACACGGTTTGACTGTCTTTTGCCTCGATTTGAGCGCTTGGCATAGCCAAACTTGCTTCAAGATTTTTGGCAATAGTAGGTGTTCCACTCAATCCAAAATCATCATTTGAAAATGCGTTTGAGATCTCGCCAGCCATTCCGCTGACAGATTTCTTAACACCTTTAAAACGGTCTTGCAACCCTCTATCCAAACCTTGCATAATCGCATTACCAGCAGGAATCAAGAGCTTGCGGTCATACTCAATCGGACCTTTATGGTCAGCAATCCAACCAGCAATACCACCGACAAAGTCAGTAACTGCACTCCAAGCAGATTTCAAACCGCCTAGGAATCCATCAAGGATAGCCTTACCTGCTGACCATAGGTCAATGTTTCGAATGCCATCAAAGATACTCGTAACATTGCTTACAAGGTCACTAACGCCTTGCTTCATACTCTCCCACGCTCGCTGAGCTCCTTGGACAAGTCCATCAATCAAACCTAATACCGTTGACTTCAACCCTTCCCAAGCACTGCTTGCGACAGATTTGATTGTATTCCAGATATTAGACAATATCTGAGCAAAGCCATCAAAGATAGCCTTACCTGCAGCAGACAACCCGTTCCAAATTGCCTCTCCGACGCCTTTTATAGCATTCCAAGCAGTTCCCCAATCACCATTGATGATAGCCATGACTGCTTTTATAATGCCACTGATAACATCCATAGCCGTCTGAATAGCAATCTTAATCAATTCCCAAACTGTTGTTACTACAGTGCAGATATTGTTCCACGTCGCTTCAATGAAAAGAGCAAGGATATTCATTGCGGTTTCAATAATGGATTGAATAATCGGCATAACCGTCTGAATAACTGTCTGGATTGCGTTCCAGACAGTTGTGAACGTTTGTTGAATCAAACCTTGATTTTCAGTCCACCATAGAGAAATACCGTCCCAAACAGACCTAATAAAATCAACAACTGCTTGGATAATCGGAGCAACAACAGCCATCATATTGTTCCAGACGGTTGTTGCTGTTTCAACAATACCATTCCAAACTTCGGTCAAGACTGGTGCGACAGACTGCCACACACCAGAGAACCAATCCATGAAGCCTTGCCAGATTTGTCTCCCCATCTCGGTTTGAGTAAAGAAATAAACCAAACCTGCAGTCAATGCAGCAATCGCTGCGATTGCAATTCCAATAGGATTGGCGCTCATAGCAGTAAATAGACCTGTGACTACTGTTTTAATTGTCGTTAAGACAGCAGGTATTCCAGATAGCAATCCCGAGACTGCCGAAAATGCTTTAAAAGCTAAAAATGCAGAACCAAGAGCGGTAACGATACCACCCATGATACTTCCTAGACCTTCACCAAAAATCCCACTGAAAACACCCTTGATTCCTCCTAAAATAAGGTTAGGAATTTGCTTCAAAATATTTCCAATCATCGGAATTAAGTTCCCGAAAAGAAATGTAGATGTCGTTCCCATCAAAGCTTGTAGTGCAGGTTGAATATCTTCACCCAAAGACAACTTTCCAAGAACGTTCTGAGCAGCTGCTTTCATAGATTCAAATGAGCCAGTGAAAGTTGTTGCTGCCTCTCGCGCTGTTGTGCCAGTGATTTCCAAATTCTCTTGGATAGCGTGAATGGCGCTATAAACATCTGACAAGTTATTCATGTCATACTTAACGCCTGTCAACTTTTCTGCATCTGACAAAAGCCGTTGCATTTCTTGTTTGGTACCACCATAACCCAATTTTAAGTTGTCGAGCATAGTGTAGTTTTGCTTGGCGAAACCTTGATACGCAAGTTGAATGCTTTCCATCGATGTTCCCATCTTATTGGCATTATCCGACATATCAATCATGGCCATGTTTGCCGTTTCTGCCGCTTTATCTGTATCTCCACCAAGAGATTGTAGCAAGCTGGCTGAGAAACCTGTAACATTTTCCATATAGGCATTGGCCGATAGACCTGTTGTTTTGTAGGCCTCATTTGCAAAGCCTTTGACTTTATCAGCTGAATCTTTAAATAGGGTTTCGACACCACCAAGCGATTGTTGAAGTGCTGCCCCTTCATTCAATGTAGCACTTAACGCTTTGCCAATTCCAGCTGCTGCAACAATCTTTTTGAAAGTTCCTACTAAATTTGAACCGAGGGATTGACCTGCACTCTTTCCTGCAGAGGCAACTTCACCACCCATTTCCTTTTGAATCATGCCACTAATACCATTAGCAGATGGAATAATTTGTACATAGGCTTTCCCTAGTTCTGTTGCCACTATTCCTCACCTCCTGTTTTTGCAAGCAAAGCCTTGCGATAGTTTTCAAAGTCCTCACCAGATTCAAAGACGAGATAATCCCTTTCGTCACTCTCTTCTTTGTGATTTTTTGTAAGCAATTCAGCAATTGACGGCGGGCGATTAACACCTTTTTGGCCATCTTTTGTTTGCAACCACAAAGAAAGCGAAAGTCTATCTACGATACTTGCAAGTAACGTCGTTTCAAGAGGGACGATTTGGTCAGACATCATCTGCTTTATCCGCGAATCATCCCTCAGACCATAAGCAAAAACAGCCACCTGATTTAAAGGTAGCTGTTTGTAGTCGTATATCTGGTAGGTTTCCGCTAAATCACAGACAAGGGCATCTTCGTCTAAATTAATCATCTGAGCAAGGACTAAGATTTTTTTAAGACGTTATTTTCGCTTGAGATACTCTTTATATCTGAAAATAATACTTCAGAATCTACTAAGCCGTCTTCATCTTCTAAATGTTTTAAGAACAATACAGCTTGTTCTTTACCAAAAAGAAGATTTAAAAAGTTTTCTGTTTCTTCGAAATCTTGTTTTTCAACTTTAGCAGCAGATTTAAGCAGATAATAATTTCTCAATCGTTTTTTAGGGATTTTGTATTCAAACCCTGATTCCGTTTTTCCTTTTAAGATTTCTTCCATTTACTTTACGCTCCTTGAATGTACTTGTAATGTGTATTTCCTTGGTCGTCTGGTAAAGCGGTAATAGTTAGTTCATAACCAATTGGCTCACCATCTTTATAGCTAACTTCTCCAATTTCGCTCACCTTGCCACGAGGAATGACGATACGTTGGAAGTTTTTATTTTTTAGGAGAATATCAATTACCAATGAGTGCTCTGGTAATTCGTTTGAATTTGCTTTAACAGTAATCCCGGTCGATAAAGTTCCTGTAACATTATCTGCACCATAAGCTTCTTTGAGGACTTCTACATTAAGACTTTCAATTAACTTAAATTTAAAGGTATCTTTCTTTTCGGTCTGAGAAGACAAGACTGTTTGTCCACCCCAGGCTTTGACTTCTTCACTTTCTGGTGAGTTTTCATTAGTGATACCGTCTTCCGAGATATATCCTAACGATTTAAATGCTGGATTTAAATCTGATTTTGAATCAGTTGGTAATAATGTACCTAGTGGTGCACTTGCAATTGCTCCACTTGCTTTCGGCTTTGCAGCCGTTACATTTGATGCTGATGCAGTCGTCATATTCTTTCCTCCTGTTGATTCTGCATTTGGTGTTCTTACTTCTGTCGCTTCTAATTCTGGCGCCAAAACTACACCTCCTTTTTAAAAATAATTAATGTCATATACCGCTTGATAGCGATATTGCTTCGTTTCCGTGTCTGTAAAGTTGTAGTCACTATTGTGATGCACACCGCTGACTTCGTTGACCGTGATGAGATCCTCAACTACTTTCTTGACTTTCTCATTTAACTCAGCAGCCTTTTGAAGTGATGGTGCATAACTTTGAAAAGCGAATGTAGCGGAATGAACGTAGTCGCTTCCACCACTTCCAGTCTTTTCTAAAATGACATAACTCTCAGGCATATTCGGTTTATGTTCAAAAAAAGACGGTACATCTAACTGTCCGTCCAAAAATTTCTTTATAACTAATTCGATCATCTTGCTCTCATAGCCTTCAGTAAAATATTATGTTTTTTATTTCTAGCCATGCTCTTGATATCAGTCGTACTAATCTTTGCATTGGCACGCTTTTGACCTGGCGATACAGTCAATTCAAACCCCTCACCTGCTCTACTTGCAATTCCTTGCCCTTTCTCTTCTAAAATAGCTTGCATTTCAGGAGAACGTAGCAAAGCAGATACTCCAAGTGAGTTCAATTGAAACTTCATATTACTCATAAACTTCAACCATGACCTTTCTATTCCAAGATAATGGAATCATTGACTCAATCCCTTCTTGAGGAATGCCAATTGTCCGCCATTTACGACCAAAAAACTTGACCTCGCGGTTTTCCCACTTGTTAGTGTCCCCTTTGGGAATACCAAGTGTATAGACCGCCTTTTTCCCAGTCAAGTTCATTTGATTGATGACGTCCTCTGATGAAGTCGGGGCAACCAATACATTTTGAACCTCAATCTCAACATCACGATGAATTGGATGACCGAAATCGTCGTTACCAATTTCTACCTTGTCCACTAAAATGACAGGGATTCCTTTTAGGTAGGTCATAAATCTCAATCGCTCCATATCGTTGTTTTTTCTTCAAACCAAGCCTTTTAAGTTCGGTGTCTTTGATAAAGAGACCGCCACCAGGGACAAGGTAAGAACCACTAAACGAATAACCCAAGGCACTTTCAGATACCTGAGTCATTGGTTCATGGTCTGTTGAGGTCATGAGGGTTCGTGCCACGATATCGACCGTGACAGACTTGGCAACACTAGCGAATGACACGCTCTCAGCTACCATGTCATCAAGGTCTTTACCGACTTTTTCAGCTTCCACTCGCAAAGAATTAGATACAACTTCCAACAAAGCCTCAGCCCTTGCACGCTCATCAAATTTCAACGAACGCCACAACAATTCCAAGTCTTCAATCTTTGCAAAATTTCCCATAGCTTAACCCTTGTTTTCCTCGTACAAGGCTACCAAATCGGATTTTTTTGACCCCTTATCGTAATCAACGCCTAATTCATCCAAACTAGACTTCAATTCCGCTACGGTCATATCTCCTCCGCTTGGTGCCGTATCTTCCACAGGCACCCAATCTCCGCCAAGAACACTCTCAGCGGAGATGATCACGCCCGTTTTCGTATCACGGTATAAAGCCATAATCTTACGCTTTCACACGAGCAAAGGCATCTTCATCAAGGATACCCCAGCCAATAAAGGCTTCCGCACGCAAACAGATTTCATTGTAGGCTTTAAGGTCACGACCAGCACCGTCTGGATCACCGTATTCAATGATTTCCATCGGAATGTTTTCAGAGTACCCCCACTTGAAGCGGTTTTGGAAGTCCCCAACGATAGCATGGTCTGTTTCAGCAGTTCCACCAGTGACAGTAAGGTTTTTGTTGATATCTGATTTCATGCCGTAGAACGAATCTGGATTTTGACCAAAACGGAACTCAGGATATTGAACAACACCGTTTACCTTAACTTTCGCCAATGCTTGCCCAGCAGCTGGTGACAAAGCAATGCCATTTACTTCACATCCTCTAGCTGTAACTTGTTGTACTGCTGACTCCAAATTCTCATCGATCTTAGTTTCATCATACGTCACGATACTTCCATTGATTACACCATCAAATGAGTTGGTTGCACGGAAAGAAGCGTCCGTCATTGTTTTTGGTTCAAGACCATGAAGAGCCGCAAGGTCAAAGGCTTCCGCAATCTTCTTAGCGAATCCGTCCATATATGCTGACAAGAAGTTCATTCGTTTTTCTTCAGACGCATTTTTAAATTCATCTGTAATACGGGCCTGGTAAACAAATTTAAGTGGTTTGATAACTTTTGAAGTCAATTTCGCTTTATTTCCAAGTTTTTGCTCACCCTCACCAACGATTTGAGCGTTTCCTTCAAGGTTGAAGATAAATTGCTCTACTCCATTAAATGGAATTGGGGTTTGAGATGAGAGTTTTGCAAGAACAGAGCGTCCCTGTACCTTGCTGATCAATTCTGTTACTAGTTCTGGTTTAAAAAGTGTTCCAGCTTTCATTGCATTATCTGCCATAAATTCTATTCTCCTTTTGGTTGTAATTCACGAAGCATCTGCTTCATTTGCATAGTTTTGTCATCACCGATAGGGGGCTCCGTATCTCTTAACGGTGCTTGAGGTGTTGCTGGACGCATAAAACCAGCTAGACGCTCAGCGTCAGCCTTTAATGCCTCTTCGTCAGCACCTTGAAGACGGTCAGCCAAGTCATAAGGCAAGCCATTTTGTAAAGCGATACGAGTTCGCAAGCTAGCAGTTTCATAATTGCTCACTTGCCCCTGCAATTCAGTGATTTGAGCGTCTGATTTGGCGATTGTCTGTTTTGTTTCCTCGACAGTAGCTTTTAAAGCACCATTTTCAGACTCTAGTTCTGAAACACGTTTCTTGAGATCATCATAATCACCGAATTTTTCACGCTCACGTCTGAGACGTTCCTTCACGATATTATCTAGCTCTTCCTGTGTTTCAATCGTTTTAAATTCAGACATCTTCATGTCTCCTTTCTCCTGCTTTCCCGGCAGTTCGGTAATTTTTTAGGCATCAAAAAAAGCAGTCTCTCAACCGCTCTTCTTAATAACTGATTTTTTGCTTTTTCTTAGGCTTAGTTGTCACACAAGCCCAATGCGCAAGCAAGGCGCTATCCATCAAAGAAATATCCATATCTGCGAAATGCGAGCGATAGCCAAACCCACCATTTGAACCGATGTTCCGCTTCTCACAGTTGGTTGTGATTTTCTTCAAAGACGGTTGACCAGCGTGGCACAAGGTCTTTTGATAAATCCCTTGTTCCCACATCGAGTTAGCCACGATGATTTCCTTAACCGTGGGCAATATCACGCTCTTCATGCGTTCCTTCTTCAACTCTTCATCAAGGATTTTCTGACCACTTGCCCCATCGACTACGATAGTAGCCACATCGGCACGTTTGACAAAATCCAAGATCCAGTCATTCCCATTACGGACAGATTGACAGTCAATCGTCTCAACAAAAATCCTCTCATCCACTGTGCGAACAGCAATACTTAATGCCACGTTTGCGCCATCTTGACCATATTTGACTCCGACAAACAACTTACCTGACAAATCAGGCATAGAGTCCACACACAACTCATTCCATTCCGTTTCCGAAATAGCAGATTTCTGGTTGTATTCAGGCCAATAACCCAAACGCTGAACATTATGGTCTAGCTTATCATCACCAAGCTCAGCTTCTATCTTCCGCTCATTCAAATGGTAACCCATTGAGGGATTGGAGTTATACCAGGCATCGACATCGTCAATCTCTTTTTCCTCAGAGACCGACCACTCTGCCCAACCAGAGTATTTTCCTTTCCCAAAAAGGCAATTCTTACGGTAATTTGTGAATACCGTACCATTTGAAACAGGTGTAGGAGGTGTCCCACACATGATTGTGATTGGATTGCTACTATCCGTTACCGTATATTTCAAGGCAGATTCCTGCTCAGTCGTATATTCCTGAGCCTCATCGATTACAAGAAGGTCAAAACCTTCCCCCAAACCACCATTGGATGTTCTGGTACGGAATTGTACAATTCCACCGCCGTCAAACAGTTCAATCCGCTCTTGTCCCTTGGCTCGTATAGAGCTAAAGTCCTCACCGTCCACATATCCCATTTTTTCAAGGTAACGTTTAACCTTTTCAAAAGAGGAATGGGAGGTGGATATTCTATGAGCCGTGTGTAGGATGTTTAATCCATTGTGCAGGCCCCAAAGTTCAAAAAGGTACAAGAGTTCAGACTTCCCATTACGACGAGGAATAGAGTAGCCAAATTTTTGATGCACCCACAAACCATTCTTGTCAACCGCCATGATAGAGGTCAACAGATTGATCTGCCAAGCGTAGCAAGAAAGACCCGTCCGCTCGTAGATTTCTACCGCTTCTTTCGCCTTAGAATTTTTCTTGACGTACTTTAAAATTACCGATTGAGTAGGATTCTGATTGCCAAGTTTCTTTCTAGCCATCCACTGCTCCTTTCAATCGTACCGCATGATAACCCTATCGCTGGGATAAAAAAAGCACCCTTTCGAGTGCTAATATTAGGCTACTTCCGCTAATAGTTTTTCCATGAAATAGACTTGACCTTTTCCAGTAATTTTTGTAGTTTTACTGATACGAATTGTTCCATTAGGTTCATGGTGTGTTCGTTCTTTAATTTCAAACAATCCCCTATCCATACTACGCTGAGTTGGCATATTCCAAGAGTCCCCTTTTCGGTTAATTAGAAATCCATTTTCACGTAGCCAAATAAACAAACGATTCTGACCAATTTCCAGACCATTCTGACGGAGCAACTTAGCAAAGTCACCAATCAAAATAGATGTCTGACTAGCTGACACCGCATTAGCAAAGAGGACTTTTGGCTTGTCAGCTTCCATCTGCGCTTCCAACGCTTGTTTTTTAGCTCGCTCCTCTTTCAATGCTTGAAAGGCTGCGATAGCTAAGTCTGGATCGTTTAGCAACTGATCCGTCGCATACAACCCATGCTTACGAATAGAGGGTAGCACTTCGCTAGTGACCCAATCAGCAAATTTCTCTGCTTCTGGTTTGCGAGATTGAAAAACAAGCTTATAGAAATTCGCTTCGTTGATGAAGTTGGCTTGTTGGACTCCTCCGTTTGTAAGGATGTCACTACTAGTTACACCCTTTGGATTAAGTCTTTCTAGTGTTTTTCGTGGATTGCTTAAATCCAGAATTTGACAACAATCATTCAAATTAAAGAATGGCTCGCCTTTAATTTCTACTGTTCTTACTTCTCCGAATTGTTCATTTTTAAAAATTTGTAGCTCCATTTTTATACTCCTTTAATGTAGTTTTCAATAATAGTGTAATGCTCATCTTTAAGACTATCCAGCCTGTACATGATAAGATTTAGCAAGGCATAGTGTTGTCCATGCCCTGCAATCAAATTATGATAAGACCAATAATCTTCAAAATTTGGTTTTTGAGAGAGCCATCTTTGTAAAATATCCAGACTTTCTCTAATCTCTACAGTGTAGGATACTAGTTCTTCGTAACTGTCTAAAAGTTCATTTTTTGCCATTATAAAAACTCCTTTGCGGTATGACAAAGAAGCTCTTTTCTGATATAATGATTTCAGAAAGAGTTTCTTTCGAGCGATAACGTATAATCACAACTTTGGCGAGGAGGATTATGCGTTATTTATTTTTTTCAAGACCTAAAACTAATTTTATGCCTTTTCTAACCACTTCTGTACGAGTGGTCTTTTTTTGTAAGCAATAATCTTCCAAATGTTTATTCAACTCTGAGTCGATTCTTGCTTTAACTTCGACATTCAACGGTTTTTCGCTTTTTGGTCTTCCGGTTCGTGGACTCATTTCATCACCTACTTTCTGTGCCACAACAATATATTACAACTTGTGCCACAAAAAGTCAAGAGGTTTTTTGAAAAAAATTAAAAATAAGAAAAGCACTTAGAATTTTCTAAGTGCTTATCCCCAAGCGAATGATTTCTCGCTTGGTAATTCTCCTCTATCCCACATCTGCTTCACTGCTCCACGAGCCTTGTTCGCATAGTAAGGATAACCTAGTTCTTTATCATAATTCGACTCAATGACAACTGTAACTTCACCAGTCCGCTCATCAATCTCAATCATACCTGGGTCACGGTTTTCAGGAATATACCAATAACCCTTACTTTTTGAATTGAAAATTTTAATAAGTTTAAGCATTATAGGTCTCCTTTCTGCTTCATCCAAGCAATCCACGCTTTTTGGTAGTTATAGTTTTTATTGGTAAGTTCGTGGGCTTCATCGTACCTCATTCCATTTGCCATCAAATCGTGTTCCATCAACTCGTGATCTAGCATTACACGGTCATGATGTTGAATGTTCTTACCGCCTATTTCTGAAAGTCGCCGCCAACTCTCAGCCATATCATAGCTAGGGTCAAAACGTTTCCAACCATCTTCTAAATCATACTCATTAATGAAAATATGGTTATAAATCTTCTCAACATCTGATTGTGAAAGACCGCTATTTTTAGATACCTTCACTATTTCATGTTGCTTATTTCGATTTCGTACACTCTCATAAAATTCTTGAGCATGCCGGTCACGCTCTTTATTGTATGGATCATTTCTATCATTCCAAGCACCATACACAGCACCACTACTCTTCATAACCCTATTATAGCGCTTTTGCTCACGCTCGTCAACAGACTCTATACCAATACGGCTTCTTTTTCTAACTAATTCTTGCTTTTCATCAGTCCACTTCTTAGTATGAACATTCTGTTTCTTCCCATTACCAGGATGATAGTCAACAGTACACCTACAATTGCCATGCCGTCTATATATATCCTTAGGTACTTCTGGATAATTGTATGAACCCTCTAAACTCTTGCACCATTTACATGGATGACCGACAACTCTTCGAACGATTTTCGGACTCAGCCCCACTTTATGATGAAATTCCGCATTTTTCTGGATGCTATCATCAATTATCGATTGAGTAAAGTTCACAATAGGCTCTTCTAATAGCCAACGAACATCATCAAAACTTTCCTCACTGGCTAAACGATTGACCAAACCATCAATTCTGTCTTGATTCAATTCAGGAACCTGAGCAGTTAATCCGATTTTAGCCTCAGAGTTCAAATTCTTTTGAACTTGCTCAGTATAATCACTCACAAGCTCGTAATTTCGCCCCAGAACGTCCGTCAGCACACGTTGAGCGATATTGTAATACATTTTACCGTCTGGTAACGTTTCATTCGTCAGAGAGGCTCCCAGAGCCTTAGAAAGTATCTCCCCAATTTCAATAGCATATTGATTAGCGTCCAAATAACTTGCCTTGCTATGATGTAGCTTAGACAGCAAGTCTTTCAAGACCTCGCTGTCTAGCCTAGCACCTTCAAACTCAGACTTGATTTTCTTGAGCAGTCTCGGAACGATATCCTCCACCATCTGCACCCTCCTTCACTACTGGAGCAGGCTTGTCTGACCCTTTAATTCCAGTCAAGTCACGGATGGTTTCAGCATCCATATAACCAGGCACCGCTTGATTAAGTTTGATAACACCATCACCAATCAAGGTCAGCATGTTAGCGTCCGCCTCAAACAAAGGCTCCCACTTCACGATCGTTTTATTGAACTGCTTTCTCAAATAAGGAAACTCATCTCGTAAACAAGTTGCGACATAAGCCACATTCAGCAGACCAGAACCTAGAGAGCGCTGAGCCTTCCGACCAGCTAACCGCAAGTTCTCATGACTAGCCTTGATAGCTTCAACAGATGACGGATTGTCAGACACAAAGCCAAGATCATCCAAGGTCAATCCCATCTCCCCAGCAAAGCCTGATGCTACTGTTCGCAACAATTCAGTAAACGGAGACATACTAGACGTGCTAAATTGTCCCACATTCGGCTTATCCCCGTCATCGTCTTTGGTAAAGACGAGCATACTTGATACACTGGCTTTCAATGTATCTATTGCTTCGGCATCTTGACTCAGCCCTGACACATACTTTTGTGGGAATGAATAAATCTCAGCAGTAATATCTGCATTCTCAAGAACTCTCTTTGCGAAGCTTTGGTAATACATCCCAGCCCGAGTAATTCGTGACCGACCAAACGGCCGAACCGCATCAGGTCTATGAATGACTGGTACCAGCAAAGGAACCCCAGTTGGATTTCCGATTGCAAACGGCTTCCCATCTTTCGGATAGAACCAAGTCACATTACTAGCGAAGTAAGCCTCAAGCACTGCATAGCCATTTTCATCTCGCTTCAAGACTGCATATCCCTCAGTCAGCAAGCCAGTGATAGGATCCAGAACACCAGTTGCATTGCTTGCCTCGATAACCTGCAGCCTAGGAGCGTCATCATCGTCCCCTTGCGAGATGTAGACAAAACAACACGACCCAATCAATGCTGAAAGGATCGCGCTATCAAAAAATACATCTGGATTGTTCTGAGCAAAGATTTCATTTGCCCCAAACTCATCATTGGCAAATTCACGAAAGACCAAACGGTCTGCAAGACTGTCAACACCCTTAGCAGCCCAACCTAAGACCGCTCGATATCTTTGTCTTATTTGAGGAGGAACCGTAATCCCTGTATCCATATCCATATGTTGCATAGCATACTGATTGTATCTAGTATCTACACCCATTTTATAATTGGCTAGCTTCTTCCTGAGATAGCCCATACCTTTCAATGTCATTTTATACAACTACCTTTCATTTCCCGCGAGAAAAAATGTACAGTGACGGTGTGAAGCCCTGAAGCACCGAGGGGGAGGGGGGCACCCCCCATCTTGGCAGGAACACTCGTCCTTTTTTTCAATCTCTATCTAATTATTTTTTTAAAACAAGGTCTATTTATTTTTGTAAATGATTACTGATGGTTTTAATATTAACTCATATATTTAAACCAATCTGTGCTTTGTGGCAAGTTCCTATTACCAATGACCTTTGTTCCGTTTGTCTTCTCATCAGCATATAGCTTGTCAGACTTCTGTCTATTGCATTGCCAGTGCGCCAATTGCAAGTTAGCAATGTCTGATGGATGTCCGTTCTTATTTACTGGAACGATGTGATCAATGACTGGACTTAATGGATGAGGATATCTCAGGTCTTTGTCTACAGGCTGGCCACATATCCCACAAGTGTTTCTTGTCTTTAAGATAATCTTTTTATTCTTCTCAAAGGCTACCCTATGTGGTCCACTACGGTCTGCACGGAGGGGGATGGTGTTCATCTAGGGAGGGGATCCTTTCTTTTTAGGGGAGGGGGTGGTATTCTCAAATGTACCCCCTCGGTATCTTTCAAAGCAGGGGTGTTTTTAGTGCACCCACCCCCTCTTATATTTAACATATCTTATATTCTGTTAAATAAAATTAAACAACTTCAAAGCCAAGAGTGCCATGGCTTTAACTATATTTTTCTAAAAACTAATTTACATTTTCTCATTATGTAAAATAGATAGGTTATTTAATAGTCAAACGATAGTATACTCTGGTCAAGTTCGTCTTGACTGTACCCGATATATCCTAGTGTGATATCTGGTGTAGAGTGATTGAATATCTTTTGAAGGATAGCTACATTGCTATTCTTTTTGTAATGATGATATCCAAATGTCTTCCTCATTGAATGAGTTCCTATGTGATTCAATCCTACATACTTAGCTGCGTCTTGCAGTATTTGATAGACCGCTACCCTTCCAATGTGTGTGATACGAACACCATCTGTTCTCTTTTTCTTTTTACTTGGAAAGAGATAATCGTACTCTGCTAACTGATTATCTTTAATGTAGCGATTGATTTCTTTTCTGAGAGGGGGGCTGATTGGAAAATACCTTATCTTCCCAGTCTTCTTCTCTTTTAGTTCAATCCTATCAGCAATTACTTGCTTAACTTGAAGAGGTACTATGTCGCTCACTCTTAGACCAGAATAGATCCCAAACATGAAAAGAACGTAGTTTCTATCACTTTTGTTCTTCAAGTAATCTTTGATTCGTTCGATATCATCTAGATCACGAATTGGTTCTACTTTCTTCATGTACCTCTCCTTCCTACATAAAAGCCACTGGTCGTGGCATTGAATATGACAGTAGCTGGAATTGAACCAGCTGGTCTAGCAGTAAAACGTACGCTTGGTAAAAGTTTCAAGGAGACCCAAACAACCTGCTAACCTGTCCTTACTGTCTAAGAGGCCGAAGCCTCTATATTTTTAGGAGTCCTCATGACTGTTTGTTGCCAATCATTGGATAATACTATTTTAGCACCTTTTTCTGTTCCAATTCTCCCAAGATTTTTCCAGATTTTTCCCAAGATTTTCCCAGAAATCACTTGTAAACTAGAAGGTTACTTGCTTGATAGGACTCCGCAAACTCTAATAGAGCTTTGTTTAAGATGCGGTAGTATTCACTAGATGAATAGCCTAGTTCTGAATAAATGCTGTAGTCTTCCCTCCTTTTCTTCCTGCAATATCGTTCGATTAGGATACGTGTGTATTCCATATCAGAAAGATTGTTGATTGCTTTAGCGATTAGCTCTAGATCCTGCTGAGCTGACACTCTACGCACAACCATGCTTTCTACCTGCTTGCTTGTCTTACCACTTGATGATCTTGGCTCAAGTGAGTAGGATATTGTTATTTTCGGAGCGTATTCTTCTCCAGCAATCCGTCTCAGACGACTGTATTTTTTGAGTACTTTGATAGCTTCCTTTCTTGTCTTCTTTTCATCGATGATATCCAATAATTCTATTTGCACACGAACTCCTCCTCATGATATAATAGTCATGCGAAACCATACCATGAAGGTCAGCCGTGTGCTGGCTTTTTTTCATGCCCTACTCCGTTTTTTTTTATCTTTGAAGCCTAGTCCTTATGGATTGGGCTTTTTTAGTCTTTCTCCATCTCCTCAATCAACCAAGTTCCCTCAATCATGGTTACAATACCTATAATTATTTCATTTTCCGTTGTTGGTTGGGTTCGTACTTGTCTAACCGTCCGCCGTTTTCTAAATCACGGTCAATAAACCATTGTTTTACGTTTTCTAGTGTGTTCATGATAATTCCTCATCATCTTCTATTCTTATCAAAGTTTTTCTATTTGGGAAATGTGTTTGGTACCATTTTCTTGAATACATTTTCAAGGCATCTAAGCTTATACCAGTATATTCGCTTATCTCATATAATGTTCCCATTGTGACAAACCTATCTCCTTGATATAGTGCCCAATCGTGATTCCATTTATCGTTAACTACCATTCAATCCCCCTTTCTACTCTTTTGACTAAGCACTCACTACAAACACCATTTTGAAATACACAATCATAATCCAACTTGTCTTTCGAAAAGAAAAACTTTCTACAATCTTCACAATCTAACTTATTGTTCATTTATTTCTCTTTCTAAAGCGGTTCCGATTTTCTCTCTATAATAACTTAAAACCTTGCTTTGGTTCATTTTTGTTTGTGTGATATCGTCTATAAAAAATTCCAAATTTGCGCTCATTTCATCCAACAGCTTAACAACTTTCAACTGATACTCCATATCAGGCACTTCAATCGTCATCTTTGACAATCTAGCTAGTGATAAGCCTGGTTGATTGTCGCCGTCTGCACATCGCTCTATTTCTTCACGCTTCATCAACAGCCAATGAAATAAATACCGCTTGTCTATCATTTCTCTTGGTTCAACTTTAAAGCCACCTTCATCCATCCAAAATGGATCTCGATGAAAATAAACAGCACCAACTGTACCCTTGCGAGTCAAGCGGATTGTGTCACTCTCACAGTTGAATTTATCTGTAGTTCCCTTGGATTTCATACCAGCTCCGTAGATAAAATAAGGTCCATCTGTTGCTTTCGTTCTAGTACCTGAAATAAGCTCGCAAACTTCTAGCAATCCGTACGTTGTTATCTTTTCTGGTTTCATTCTAATCCTACTGCGAAATTGTACATCAACAAGTAATCATCTAAAACCTTGTGACATCTCGTTATGAAAGATTTTAAATCAATATCTGCATTGAAAAACTGAATCAATATCAACTGACTAGCTAAATGTTTTTCAAGATGGTTGATTGCCATTTGGTCTAGTTCAGCATTTACTTGGTCAATGTCTATTTCTTCTTTCTCAACCGGTTTCTTAGGTATTACCCAGCTGAAATCCGAATCTAATGTATCAGATTCTTGATATTCAATCTTGTGAGTTTTACAATCATAAATTTCTTTTGAAATTTCAGGAATTTCTTTCTCTTTGTCAATGACTAAGAAAATCACGTTGATAGATGTGTCTTCAAATCCATTTTGAATCTCATTCAATTCAACAAGGTTATTCC